ATGGCGGTATTAAATAACCCGTCAAAGCATGTTGAGAAATTAATATTAAGTAAAGCAATTAGCCATGACCATGACCCGTTTGTATTATGGCAGTTAGGTAATTGTGAAGTTTATGAGGATGTAAACGGAAATAAAAAGGTAAGAAAGAATAGTGCCGATCCTTCTGCAAAAGTCGATGGTATTATTGCAATGATTATGGCATTCCATTGCGCTTTAGATAATCCGGTGGTAAATTCTAGCTACGGATTCAGAAGTTTCTAATATAGAAACGAGAGAAAACATGGCTATTTCAGATATATTCAAGCGAAAAACAAAGCCTATTAACGAGGCAAATACCGTTCTTGGGCAGATGCAACTTGGCAACCAAGTTCTTTTCGCTACTTCTCAAAAAGGCTCAGTTTCCTCACAATTACTCTACGTAACCACCGGAAGTTCTACGGTAGCCGGTCGAACGGTAGATATATCGCTTTTGACACGCAATTCGACTGTTATGAGTTGCGTAGGTGTAAAAGCTAGGGCATTGGCTCAATTGCCTATCTCAGTTATGTATAAACTGGATGATGGCACCTTTGTAGACGCTCTTAAAGCGCCTGAAGTGGGCAATAGGGATAAGGCTAAAGCCAAGCAGGTTGCTAGCCTCATGTGTGAGCCTAATAACTTTCAAAGCATGTATGAATTCTGGTATCAGTGGTGCATGTGGCAAGATATTGCGGGTGAATCTTTTACTCTGTGGTGGAGAAAAGATCAGAAAGACGCCAGCACTACTCCGCTTGAGATGTATAACCTAGATTCGACTTTGATTACGGTTATTCTCACGCCTACGCGCTACCCTAGCTATAGACTATCGACCCCTTGCTATGGATTTTCTAAAGACCAGCCTCTAGCCGCGCATCAAGTTATGCACGTTAAGGAAGCGGCATGGCAAGGTTCGTCTGGTTTTAATAAAGGCATTCTTGCGACTGAACTGGTTGGACTCGATCAGGACATAGACCTTTATGCTAACTTCGTTATGCAAAATGGTGCTAAACCTTCTGGTATATTCACAACCGATCTGGTTATACCGGACGCGAAATACAAGGAAGTTGCGGCGCGGCTCAAAGAGGCGTGGAATGCGATGACCGGTAGCCGTGACGTTGACCCAAGTAAAGCCGGTCAAGGTATGCTGCTGGATCAAGGCATGAAATATTTGCCGATTGATATGCTGACCTTGCAAGATGCGGATTGTGCCAAATTAAAAGCACAAACCATGAATCGCATTTGTAGTTTATTCGGTGTTCCTCCGTCGATGCTTGGTTGGGGTGAACATCGTTATAATAATACCCAAACTCAATTAGATGAGTTCTATAAAACCACCATGTATCCGATGGTGATTAATATTGAACAAAAGCTAAAACAGCATTTGTTAAAGGGTTATCCAAATCTTTGTATTCGATTTGATACTAAAGACTTCCTCAAAGGCGCAGCACTAGACCAGATGAATTTTGTAGTTTCTGGAGTTAATGCTGGTATTATGTCGCCAAATGAAGCGCGTGTTTATCTAAATATCGAAAAGAAAGATGGCGCGGACGATTTAAAGCAAGATACTAAAACAACTGATTTAATATCCGGCACTTCTCCGCAAGACACTGGAGGTGGCGGTGGAAATCAAGTTAAGAAAATGAATATCGGCACTACATGACAATATATAATATGATTATGGCCCTTGCTTCCCAAATTAAGAAAGCAAGTGTTAAACTGCCGAAAGCTGGCAGACCCCATAAAATAAAAGATGATAACCAATCTATTAAAAACGGGGTTGTTAATGAAAAATCTCACGTTAATATGCGAAGCCCAAGTTAAACTTGGTCAAGACGCAGACGAATCAGAAAATCCCTCCGGCGCAATAGAAGCAAGGGCGACCACTTGGGGTGTTCGTGAAGGCGCGGACGGGCGTAGATTCAATTACAAGCCCGAAGGCTTTGCACAATGGGCTGATGAGTTTGCCAAATCCGGCAAGCCTCTGCCTATGTTCCTCAATCATAACGATGAGGGAATGCCGGTAGGCCAGTGGGATGAATTCAATTTTGATAAAGAAGGCATGACCGCCAAAGGTCGTATTTTTATGAATACGATGAACGGTTCCGACCTTCACACCATTCTCAAAGAATCTCCCAAGATGTTTGGCGGCGTTTCTGTTGGCGCTTATGCTGACGAAGCGATCTACACGGACGAAGATGGTGTGCCGCTTGAACCCGATGCAGACGAAGAAGAAGGTTACTTTCAAATTACGAAAGGTGGCCTAAGAGAACTGTCTGTAGTCATGTATCCCAACAATCTACAAGCTGAGATTCAAAAGCTGGAATACTTTGATGCTGAAGGCCAGCCGAATCCGCGAATTATTGAAAAATCCTTGCGTGATGCAGGGTGTTCAAAGAAAGATGCGTCCACCGCGTCTAGTCTGTTCAAGAAGTTGCTGCTTGAGCGTGATGCCCAACGGAAACCGATTGAACAAGCCCCTCATCAGAGTGATTCTGACGCGGTGGTAAACGAAACAGAGATTCTCGCGGCTCTTGAGCATCGTGAACTTCTGACCCTTCTTAATAAACGCATTTAAGGAAATATCATGGAAAAAATCCTCGAAAAGCTGGACGCAATCGAAGCTGGTAATGCCGCCAAGATTACAGAAACGGTTGAAGCGGTTAAAAACGAATTCACCGAAAAGCTGAATGCTTTGGAAGCAAAGATTGCTGAAGTGCAAGCACCGGCAATCATCAAAGCACCGGCTAAAACTCTGAGCCAAGAAATCAATAGTTCGGTCAAAGAACAACTCCGCGATTTCTACAAATCCAATGCTCGTTCGGAAAAAGAAATCAAGATGTTTGAATCTACCGACCAATACGATGCGTATTTGAAGGAAACGGGTTCACAACTGGGTAATCCTGCTGGATACGGTTCGGGCTACAACGTCGGCGGTCGTACTGGCTATGATCCGGTGTTCGTTGCTCTGCGTCAGACGAATCCGCTGCGTGGCGTTTCGCGTAGTGTGTCCACTGATGGCTCTGCCTACCAACTGCGCCAAAAGACCGGCAATGCTGGTGCTCAGTGGGGCTATGCAATTCAGAACAACGGTGCGCCAACCACTCAAGATACGCTGATTTGGCAAATGATCTTGCGTGATTTGAATTGTCAGTTTCCGGTGCGTACTGCAACGCTGGACGACATTGATGGGCTTGAGTCCAACATCGTTTCAGACATGCTGGCTGAGTTCGGTCAAGTTGAAGCGCAGTCGATGGTTCTTAACGATGACCAAACCGATTCGCCTAACACTTACGGCGGCACGAATGGTCTGCGCGGCCTGAATCAGTATGCTTACAACGGCGGTTATACTGCTGGACTTGTGCATCCGGTTATTCTTGGCACCAGCGGTGTTGCAACTACTAATGGTCTATCGCAGATTGCCACTTACGACCAGATTACGACAAACGGCACTTCGGCTACTACAAATAACATCACGTATGCCGACGTTATCAATCTGATTTACAGTCTGCCGAACCAATACTGGACTGAATCAGCGGCGTTTTTGATTAATCCGATTGAACTGCAAGCCATTCGCGGGTTGGTTGATGATAACGGTCGTCCGATCTATGTGGATGGTCTGGCGCGGACTGATGGCATTGTCGGTCAATTGCTTGGCTTTGATGTTGTCGTTAATAAATATTGCGACACGCCAAATGATGCTGGTGCATTGAAAGCTAACCTGTATCCGATGTTCTTCGGTGATTGGGCGCGTGGTCACGTTATTATTGACCGCTTGAATATGGTTATGCGGCGCTATGACCAAACGCAACCGGGTTTCATCACTTTCTACGGTGAGAAACGCGTGGCTTCAAGCATTCACGATGCAAATGCAATTGTGGCATACCGCTCAACGGCAACTGCACCTGACTAAAGGATGGGGGGAGAAATCCCCCCTCTTTTTAACATTTCTTGGAATTTAAAATGAGCCTAATTCTTGAATCCATTAAAACCGCGCTTACCGATGGAAAAGCAACCGTCAATTTGAAGGAGGCTACTTCGCTGACCGGTTCGGGTTCGGGCATAGGCGGTCGAATTATTTACGATGATGCTTTTGCGTCATTGCGTATGTTTAATCCTATTCGCGGCGCAGGTTCGCGGGTAATTAGCACCATTGGCTCAGATGAAGCCTTTGTGGTTAAAACGGGTAATGCAACCAACATTAAAAACGGTGCTGTTGTTACCGGCGTAATTGCTGCGTCTGTGCTGACGGTTTCTGCCGTGGCTAGTGGCGTGTTGCGCGTAGGCCAAATCCTTTCCGGCACTGGTGTTGCGGCTGGCACTTATATCAGTTCTCTAGGCACCGGCACCGGTGCTACAGGCACTTATAACGTGATTGGTGATACGACTGCATCAGAAACCACGATTACCGCTGTGGGCAATCCGTGGGGCTACTATCCGATCAATAACAACAATGCTGCTGGCTCTAGCGGTTACTCGACTTCATTCTGGCAATTGCCTTTGAGGGCTATTCAAGCGTCAGTTCCAATTCGGACTGCGGTGTTGTCTGACGTTAATAGCCTTGAAGAATCTATTGTGCGAGACATTGCACTGGAATTCGCGCAACAAGAATCGCTCTCAATGATGTTCAATAATGACCAAGCAGCATCAACCACAGGTTATTACGGCGCTACCATCGGTTTGCGTGGTTTAAATAGTTATGCAAACTCTAGTTCTGCTGCGGCTTTTGGCACTAGTGGCCCTGCGCCGACCAATGGTATTCATACGGTTTTGAGTTTTGTTCTTGCGAGTGCTAGTGCGGTTGCTGTTGCTGATCTGGCAGATATTTACAATTCTTTGCCATCTCAATACCTGCTCGATCCTACCTGCGCGTGGATGATGACTCCAGCAACGCTTTCAGTGATTCGTAAGCTGGCGGCTAATACTGGCATATTCCTCGATCAGTCTGGTGAAAGCGGTAACAACGCGATTCCTTATCTGATGGGCAAGCCGGTAGTAATTAATCCTTACATGGATGAACTCGGTGCCGGTAAATATGCTATTTACTTTGCTGCGTGGAATCAGTTTGTAACGATTGCCGACCACGAAGTAATGAACATCCAGATGTTCGACCAAACTCAGCCGGGGTATGTCACCCTGTTTGCAGAAAAGCGCGTTTGTTCGACCATACGCGATGTTTTTGCCGGTGTCCGTAGCTATCACTCCTAGAGAAGATCATGCCGGTCGAAAATCAGACTCAGGCCCAGTTCTATGCGTCAAATCGTAACCCGTTCAATTATGTAAAGATTGAACAGGTTGCGAGGGATTACGTTACTGAATGGTTGACGCTCGACGAAATCACGCAACAGCTAAACCTGTTCCAAGATGAATCTCAGGATTCTTATTTGAGTAGTTTAGAGGTTGCGACTCGATTTGCTATTGAGGATTACTTGGGTATGGCTGTATTCCCTACCCAATACCGCGTCTATTACGCGAATCCCGGTCTTTCTAGTGCCGCAATATACCTTGACCTGCCCGAAGTATCTCAGGGCCGCAATGGGGCTGTAATCAATTCTGTGGGCCTTTGGACTGACCTTCCTCCGGTGCTTACCTTCCTGCCGACCAATACTTATTGGTATGACTCGACCGGCAACAGGGTAATCATTCAAAGTTTGCCAAATACGGTGAACCAATACAACGCGAACCCGCTGGAAGTGCTGTATACGATCCCGTCAAACCCGATCATGCAATATCCAGTCATTAAACAAGCTGGATTGTTGCTGCTGACTCATTTGTATAACAATCGGTCAAATACAACGGAAGTGGCTCTTAAGAGTATCCCTTTTGGCGTTGATGCTCTTTTGCGATCGTACAAGCCTTTGGTTATGTGATGGCTATCACTCGGTATGAAAATGTAGATATTAACAATGTAACCAATGGCGTAAATGCGGTTGGTGAATACTCTACGACTATTACTAAATGGTTTGCATCAAGGGCATTGGTGGCAGATGTAGCCAATAGCTTAAGGATTACTGAACGGTATCGTGTCTATCAAGACTTGGTGAATTTGACGTTTAATTACACGCCAAACATTAAGGATATAGTAGACAATCAGAATCTTTACAGCATTACTTGGCGCGGGTTTGATTGGCGCATAACGGATGTGCGAGAGTCTAACGACAGGATGAAGGTTACATTGCTGTGCTATCGCAATGACCCTACGACCACGGTATGACCACTCAAAACAATCCTTATGTTTATGCGGAAGCGATACAGGCGCAATTGGTTAGTATTGTTGAAGTACCTGTGTATGCAAACTTTAACCGGAATTACGCTACTGAAAGCCAGTTCTTGACTTGGCAATTAAGGAATGTGCACCAGCCAGTTTATACTGGGCAAACGCAAAGCAATAAAGGCATAGATACACCGACGTTTCAAATTAGTATATTTGCTCAATCTATGAGCGATGCTTTTAATTTAAGCAATGACATACTACAATCGCTTCACGGTTACTCCGGTCAATTTGGAAATCAGTTTTTCGTAGCAAAAGCCGATGTGTTTTGGCTTTATAATACCTACGACAATGAATTGGGATTGAATCAGATCATTCTGGATTGCACTCTCTACATTCAAGCATAATATAAGATTTTATTAACTTTATTTTGAGGTAATTAAAATGGCTCTTATTGATAAAGTCTTGCCCGGATATGTTGCGACACTGTGGATGCAGGATGATGCAACACCGACTCCGTTGACCGATACTCAACTTGCTACTTGGACTGCTCAAGTTGCTGACATTGTTGGAACGACTGCTGGCGGCACTGGCACCGGTGGTATGCAAATTCCGGTAGAGGCTATCCCTGCTTTTGGTTCGGACGATGCGAGTGCGGCTTATGGCGTTGCTGGTGCGCGTACTGGCGCTAAGATCACCACGCAGAATCAACCAACGTCGATGACGATTACATCTGCTTGGAATCCGGCTGATCCGGCTATGCTGCAAATTCGTTCAGACGGTTACAGCGGCTCTATCATTCGCACCTATGTGGTTGCGGTCTATGATGGCACTGATGTTGTTGCATACGCGTTTAATGCGCGTGTTGGTGGTCTGCAATGGGATATGTCGCCCTCTGCTGAAGGCAAATTTATGTTTACCCTTCACCCCGTTGGTGGCAATTCTTACGGTTGGTCTAACGACACTTAAAAAAGAATATATGGACAATACAGGATCAAAAGACCTACTAGCATATCTGATAACCCAATCCAGTTCCGGTGCTAAGAACTGGTTTGGGTTTCAGCAACAGAAGATAATGGGCATTAATCTCGCTTATGAAATAGCGAAGAATCACGCATCGCAAATGTCGCCTTATGAAGTGACAGATTACGTGATGAGGCTCAATGATTGTATATACAAAAAACTTATAAAAGGTGATAACACATGAGCATTGCCGCTACGCTAAAAATTAACGATTCAATCCGCACCAAGACGTTTGAAATGAACGGACATACCTTTAAGGTTAAAGTGCCTTTGGGTAGCGAATTGGATTCAATTAATAAACGCATTATTAGCCCCACACAAGAGGCTATTGATGCGCGGTTTACAAAAATGAGCGCCAATCTAAAAGATGCTGATATTGAAGGCATTGAGCATAAAGATGGCGACATTATCATTGACGGTAATTCGATTAAAAAGACTGTTACTTCAGTCTTGCAAATGGAAACAAAGATTACGGAATATTTTAAGTTGTTGATTGCCGAACAGGGAACGCTTGAAAATATCACGTATGACGAGATTGATAACGAGTTCCCGTTGCAGACGCAGTTTGAGTTTCTGGAAAAGATTACTGAGGTTATTCAACCGAATTACAAAGACGCAAGAAAAAACTAACTCGGGGTATTCACGACCAAGCTAGAGCATATATCTACGCTCATGGTGGATGCCCCGACAACATACCATCGGATGACATGAGAAATATTGAAATAATGATTAACGATGGTATGCTCGGCAACAAATCTATTTTGCTTGCCCTCAGTGCTTTGACCACTGGCAACCTCAATTCCAAGCTACGCAAAGATGCCAGTCCTTACAGGATGAAAGACATTCTGCCGCTGGCGCACGAATACATTATTCCTGAGTTGACGGACGCTGAAAAAGCAGAACAAGTTAATCAATCACTGATTACCTATGTTTCTCAATCACCCAAAGCACCTAAGAAGTTGCTTTATGGATAACGTAACAATCAAAACTGAGGGCTTTGCTGAGTTTGAAGAACAGCTACGCGCTATGGCTGAAGGCTATCGGTCTGACTTGGTAGCTAGGAATACACTAACCAAAGCGGTTAAAGTGGCAATGGAACCTGTATTACAGACTGCTATTAATCTTGCTCATTATGGTGAGAACAACTATAGCGGCATTCACATGCGGGATACATTAAAACTTGAAGCTAGAATTCCTAATCAATCAGATAATCGTTCAGCATTTGTTAAAGATTCTGATGCTGTAATAGGTATTGTGTCGGTTAAGCGATCCGCTGTATCTTTGGCTAACGAATTTGGAACCGCAAAAATGGCGGCGCGTCCTTTTTTAATACCGGCATTAGAAAGAAATTTGACTGTTATATTATCAAAGCTAAAATCAGAACTATCGTGGTTAATCCCTGCTTACGCGGCAAAATTGAATCGTAAAAGGAAATAGCAATGGCTGGTCAATATGC